GAAATAGACCCGGTCGACTTCGATCAGTCTATGGAGAGAATTTTTAACCTATTAAAAGGGAGTGCATAAGTGGAAAAGAAACAAGTAGAAATGCTGGAAAAGGCAGTTGCCGATTTCCGCGAACTTAATGACAAGGCGCAAGCTGAATCGAAAAAGCGTGGTGAAGAATCCGCTGAAATGAAGGCGCAAGTCGAAAAGGCTAACGCTGAAATCACGAAACTTCAGGACGAAATCAAGGCAACCAACGCTGCTTTGAACCGTTCGGTTCGCGGCGAAGCTGCTAATCAAGAAGTCTCGGCTGAGCAAAAAGCTCGTCGTGACGCCTTCAACAAATACATCCGCAAGGGTGACGGCAGCCTCTCTGACATGGAACAAAAAGCCTTGTCGGTCGGCTCTGATCCCGATGGCGGCTTCCTTGTTCTTCCTGAAATGTCGTCTGAGATTGTTAAGAAGGTTTTCGAATCGTCGCCCGTTCGCGCGGTCGCTTCTGTTCAAACCATCTCGAGCGACTCGTTCGAAATTCTTCAAGACCTTGACGAAGCAGGTGCAGGTTGGGTTGGCGAAACCGCTGCCCGTTCGGAAACCACGACCCCGCAATTCAAGAAGATCGTTATCGCCGTTCACGAGATTTACGCTAAGCCCCGCGCTACGCAAAAACTCTTGGACGACGCTTTCGTGAACATCGAAGCTTGGCTTGCTGAGAAAGTGTCCGAGCGTTTCGGTCGCATCGAAGCAACGGCATTCGTCCAAGGCGACGGCGTGAACAAGCCTCGCGGCTTCATGACCTTCACCGCTGGCACGTCGTTCGGCCAAATCGAGCAAGTGAATTCCGGCTCTGCTGCTGTGATCACGGCTGATGGCATCATCAACCTGAAATACTCGCTCAAGGGCGCATACGCTCCCGGCGCAGTATTCATGATGAAGCGCGCCACCGTTGCATCGGTTCGCAAGCTGAAAGACACGACTAACCAATACCTCTGGCAGCCGAGCCTGCAACTCGGTCAACCCGACATGTTGCTTGGTCACCCGATTTACGAAGCCGACGACATGGCAGTGGAAGCAGCTAACGCACTTCCGATTGCATTCGGTAACTTCAAAGCCGGTTATCAAATTGTGGATCGCTTCGGAATCCGCACTTTGCGTGACCCGTACTCCGCTAAACCGAACGTCGAGTTCTACACGACGAAACGCGTCGGCGGTGACGTGAAGGATTTCGAAGCTATCAAAATCCTCAAGTGCAGCACCTAATTTAACTAGGGAGGGGAGTTATTCCCCTCCCAACTTTTCTTGAAAGGAAGAAATAATGAGCGTTATTCAAGACGTTAAAAGCAACATTAGCCTCAACCAAACTATCGTCCCGGTTGTCGCCACCACTGACGTGACGGGTCTTGCCGTTGACACCCAACCTTCCGTTGGCGTCGGCATCCTCGCGCACATCGGTCTCTCGGGCGATACGCTTTCCGGTTCGGTTAAAATCGAAATGGAAGTTCAACACTCGGACGCATCGGGCTCGGGCTTCGTTGCTTGCGCAGATTCGGACATCGTCTCGGCAGTAACCGGCACGAACACGGGCACCTTTGCCGTGATTGATGCCTCGTCTGAAGACGAGCAAATCTACAAGTGTAACTACATCGGTTCCAAACGCTACGTTAAGGTGGTCGCAAACTTGACTGGTACGCATACGAACGGCACGCCATTGTCGGCGATTGTGGTTCTTGCACCCACTCAACTACCCGCTTAACCTAGGCTAGGGGAGGGCGAGCGCCGGGGTTGGGATTGGTTTACTCCAGTTTACAATCTCGATTCCGGCGTATCGTTTTATGAAAATCTTCATGCTCCGAACCGATTATTTTACGTGCGAGAGTGGCCAAACTAATTGGCTCTACGCCGGGCAGATTTATGATTTGCCGGAAGCGGACGCAAAAGAAATAGTCGGATCTGGGATAGCTAGAGTCGAGGGACACGATGAGCCATCAAGCGTTAAAGTTAATCACGCCGCCAAGCGGTCTCGCGGTCGCCCTCGCGGAAGTAAAAAACTATCTAAGGGTTAACGGCACGAGCGATGACACCATGCTCACGTCGTTTATTGTGGCTGCGACCGACGCAATTGAGCTTGCGACATCTAGACGGCTCCTTACGCAGACCTGGGCCTTCTACATGGATAGATTTCCGGGCAGAATTGTTTTTGATTCGAACTGGTCCGAGGGCACGCGAGAGGGGAAACTCTCTGAGTTCCTAGTTGGCCAATCGTTTATTACGATCCCGCTTTATCCGCTCCAATCGGTTACTCACCTTAAAACCTACGATGACGACAACACGGCCTATACCATGTCGTCATCTGAATACTACGTTGATACGGTAAGCGAGCCTGGCCGTATTAGTTTGAAAAATTCCGGAACTTGGCCTGATACTTTTCTGCGCCCCGCAAACGGGATTGAGATTCAATTCGTGTGCGGTTACGGCGCATCGGCCGATATCCCTGTAGCGCTTAAGCAAGCGGTAATGGAGATGGTCGCTAAATTCTACGAGTCGCGCGGCTGTTCTGACTCGAGCTTATCGGCCACTGCGATTGCGCTTATCCGTCCTTATAAGCTTATGAGGATTGGTTAATGGCGTGTTGCGACGAAAAGAACGCGCCTAGTAAGTTCAATAGGCAGGTTACTTTTCAAAGTCTGACTCTTACGCCGACTGGCTCAGGTGGGCAGCAAGCTACTTGGACTAATTTCCTTGTGGATCAGTGGGTATCAATTCAACCTAAGATCGTGCGCGAATTAAATTTCGCTCAGCGTATCGAGCCTAGAATCGACCACACGATTCGGATGCGCTACGTCGCTGGCATCACGACAACGATGCGTGTTGTTTATGGGTCTAGAATTTTCGAACTGAAAGCCGTCATTAATGATGACGAGGGCAACGAGTTTTTAACCATGGCAGCAGCGGAGCGGACTGGAACATGAGTTTCAGAATTTCATACGAGGTTAAGGGTTTCGAGTTGCTTGGAAAACGGCTCGAGAAGATGACCCCTCGTGTGAAAAAAGCAGTCTTCGAGGAGATCGTGGGCGGCACGCTTAAGATTCACGGCGACGCTGTAAAGTCTATTCAGGCTCAAGGATCTAGATCTAAGGACGAGATACGCTACAATCCGAAGCGGAAAGTTCGCGTATCGGCTCCTGGGAATCCGCCTAACTCTGACACGGGCCTTCTTGTTAAGTCGATTGGATTTGATTTCGACAAGGCAAAGCTTATGGGGCGCGTCGGAACCAATTCGAAATACGGCGCCATCCTAGAGCTAACTCCTAGATCCGCTCTTCGTCGTCCATGGCTTGGGCCTGCTTATAGGAAAAACATTGAGAAGATTTTTGAGGCTATTCAAAAGGTCTTCTCGGTTGAGGTCTTCAAATGACGGACGGTTTATCGCTTCTTCAAAAAGCCATCTATGATCTGCTGATTGCGGACGCTCCGCTTATGGCAAAGGTCACGGGCGTTTACGATTTCGTCCCCGATAATGAGCCCTATCCTTTCATTCAAATCGGCGAAATTAGCTCTGTGGATAGAAGCTCGCAGACCGCACAGGGATTCGATTCTCTCGCTAACGTCTATGTCTGGTCGCGTCCCGAGGACCGGGGCCGCAAAGAAGTGAGAGATATACAGTACGATATTTACCGTGTTTTACACATGGCAAATCCCACGATTACCGATTTTTCGGTGGTCTCTTTTCGCTTTGATTTTTCCGAGGTTATTGTGGACCCGGATGCAGTCACTTATCATGGCATTCAACGTTTTAGAATTCGTTTAGGGGGAAATTAAAACATGTCTCAAGCTAATCAAGAACAGGGCGGAAAAGATTTTCTGCTCAAGGTCGGTAACGGCCTTGCAGGAAATGCCGTAACCTTCACTGCTGCAACGGACGTTGTCGGCGTCACGGCTCACGGTCTTTCGGTTGGCGACGTTGTGGAATTCGCAACGGTTGTTACCTCGACCGTCCCGACCGCTAACACGGTCTATTACGTCATTGCTCCTGTGACCGCTGACTCTTTCAAAGTGTCGACGACTCTCGGCGGCTCGACCATTAACATCGATGCTGACGGCACGGGCACGACGAAGGAAAGCTTCACCACGATTGCCGGTCTTCGCTCGAAATCCTTCAGCCTGAACGCTGAAGAAATCGACGTGACGAACCAAGACTCCGACGAGTGGAAAACTCTCCTCGACGGCGGCGGCATTCGTAGCGCAACGCTCTCAGGCGACGGCGTGTTCAAGGATGAGCTCACCTTTGCTCGTGCGCGCGGCTACATGCTTACGCAAGCAATTAAAAACTGGCGCTGCATCGTTAGCTCGGGCGGCGGTTACTTCCAAGGCTGCTTCAAGATTACCTCGCTTGAACAGTCGGGCGACTACAACGCTGAGTCGACCTACAGCCTCGCGATGAGCTCGAGCGGCGAAATTACCTATACGGATAGCTAATGGCTAATCGCGAAATTGGAGAACTAGACGTTGA